CCAACAAAAACATCCTTTGCCATCTTATCAGTTTTCCAAGTTCCTTTACCGCCTAGTCTTGGATCATCATCTTTAGATAATCCTACTCTACATCCATCAATGTTAATGCCACCTGTTCCATATTTCTCTCTGTTATTTTTATTTGTTCCTTCAATAAATTTTCTTCCCATAACGATAGGTTCATGTGCAGGCTTGAGAGCAGTTCCCCAACCATCACCAAGATTATGTGACTTGGGAAATCCACTTCCATACAACCATATAATCTGGTCCCGTATCTCAAACCCTGCGTCCTCTACTGCAACTGCCATTCTGTGGTAGTTACGGGAAGCAGAAAACGCAAGCAGATGACCACCCGGTTTCAAGAGTTTCAATGCAAGTTCCCAAGTCTCTCTGCGAAATGCGATGTCTCCACCGTCCCATTCCTGGCCCATAAATCCTGTGCCGACTAATCTAGAATATCCATCTGACTTATTCCTCACTTTCTCAGATGTATAGGTATCATCTTCGGGCGAAGTATTCTTGAACCTATCCACTATAGACTGGAGGTGATACGGTGGGTCTGTTACGATGGAGTCCACTTGAACCCCTTCGTCAATCATTTTCTGCATCCGGTCAAGGCAATCGTCGTTATACAACTTCATCTTGTCCTAATTCTGTTATGTCAATATCCAGTTGGTCTTTGAACCACTTTGCGACAAGGTTTCGGTGACAAAACTGATCCGGTTTCTCCCAACATAGGAGTGTAACTTCCTCATTATATATACTGGTCAAGTACGCATAGATGACATCAGCATCTAACAAGTTAAGAACCTTCTCATGGTATTCTTTAGTGTATTGGTCTTTATCAATCTTGCCAGATTTGTAGTCTTTTAGGGTGTCATACTTCGGAGCCAGACGCATATACTGAGCACCTACGTACCATCGTGGGGCACTCGCAGCAATTGAGATTGGTTTGGTTACGTTCTTGATATTACTGAAATAGGATGTCCTCATTAATACTCTTCCCGAAGCTTAGGTTTTCTCATGAAGTAGTGCAATTTTTCAATTGCTTTCTTGTGTTGGTTCTTTTGTGACTGCCAGTACCCCATATCATTCTCGTATTTGGTACCTCTAATTCTCTTGATATGATGGTTACAATCTTGGACATGATTCTCATGCCATTTGATTAGTTGTCTTGTAGCAAATTGTTTCTTCAACAAATGCCTTCTCATTTTTGCAAGTCCGAATTCCATTTTAATATGACAAAAATCCGGGGTAGGCTTCGTTCACCAACTTCTCGGATAATTCTTTGACCTTCTTGTCCTTCAGCCTGAGTAGCAACTCAGCATCTTCTGGGTGAATGGTCTCTAAAAGGTCAATAAAGAGTCCTTCCCGTTTAATCTGGTTCAGGTTGGGGTTACCACCCTCAACATACAGGTACAACTTAGAAACATTCGCATGTAACACTTCTTCACAATCAATAGCCTCATCACCCTCCAATTTATCAAATGGCGGGTTACCCTCAGGTAATAGGAAATTGATATGTGGATTTACACAATAAGCACAAAATTCCCTTAAGGTTGGGCTATCATTTTGTCGCAAAACTTCAACTTTCTTCTTAAGCGACTTAGCTTTTTTCACTTCTTTAAAAATCTCAAACATAGGTTTCATCATGATCTTGTCTTCCTTCTAGTTAAAAATCTTGGAGGTCGTTCATCAACATTTTCATCCTATGCTTAATGAAGTAACCAAATATCTTGTTGCGTTTGGCATCATGTTTTTCGTTATAGGTATCTATAATTTCTTTCTGTATTTCCGCTGGTGTAAAGAGCAAATTAATCAGTTGTTCGTTCCTCTTGAACCCACGTAATTTATTCTCATCGAAGTCCTCAACCTCACAGTCCATCCAACCCGTAAGTCTCTTTTCGGTTATCCTACGTTGACGGGACCCGTTCACAAACGTATCGTCCTTTGACAGAAAATTTGGGATACCGTCTGTACGGTCACCACGTATGATATGCTCTTTCAGATATGTCATGGGGTCTTTGTCCCGTATGAACCTCTTGGTTCTAGGTGACCATTGTGTGATATACTTGTTGGTTTGTAACTGTCGGAAATCCTTGTCAGAACTTACAATCACAGTATCTTCGTCAGCTATCCTACATAAAAGTCCTATGATGTCGTCTGCTTCGGCTTTTGTTATGTGTATCACCTTGTAGGGGAAATACTCAACCAATTCTTGCTTCATCTTGTCTATGATGTCAAAAATCAACTTCCAATCCATATCGGACTCGTCACGATCCTTCTTACGGTGGGCCTTGTAGTATGGAAAAATGTCCTTTCTCCAGCTCCTCTTATCATCACAACAGATGACAAGTTCACCATATTTGTCCTTGAATCTTGTTCTGTAATACCTGAGGGAATTTAAAGCAAGATGCCTTATCATATCCTCATTTATATTAGCGTGCTTTTTGTGACCAAACGCAACCATTATACTGGCTATAACGACTTGGTTGAAATCAATCAATATTGCCATGATGTATTATTCTTCTATCGGGTGTCCTTCTTCTTCTTCTTCTATTTCCTCTTCCATTTTTTCTTCTGCTTCTCTGGCTAATGCTGTCATTTCGTTTACCTTCATTTGTATAGGATGCTCAATAGTCATGGTATTATATAGACAAGATTTTAAGGCTTCTATAGAGAACATAAAGTGGATAAAAAATTCTTCGGTGTGGACATTGAACCCCTGCATAGCCAACCTTTGTATTAGACCTTGAGCATAATTGTCTATATACGCATCAACAAAATTTCTCTTGTTAGCAGTAATTTCTTTCTTGGTTTCATCTGAGAGACCAGCCCGAGCTTTACTCAAATCAAAGACCCCAGGAAACATCACCACGTTGTTTGAATCGGTTGTGTCGTCTGTTATCATTTAATAATCCTTAGTAAGATGGTGCTGCTATTTATTCTTCCTGTGAGATGGACTTCTTTGGTTGTTAGCTCTTTCAACAGTTTTCTGAGTATAATCTTACCGCCATTGAGGCACTTATCAATGGTATCTCTTGGCTTCCGTAACTTTTTGGCGACGGATGTAGATGGTACAAAGTTGAGGATGGTGCAACCCTTGACCGATAGACCACCTCGGTCTACTGCTCGGTACACTCCGAGTGTCCTGTACTTGGTATTATAAACCCACAACTGGTCTGCACCTACAATCTGTGTTGGTGTTATGGACACTAACTTGAGTGTCTTGTCCTTTTCCTGATACTTGAGTTTGGATGTGAGCTGTAATGCGGTCTTCTGTTTCTTCTTCCTCGGTTTCTTGACCGTCGTTGCCTTCTGATTGGTAGCCCACCTCTCCGCATCTGAAATGATGTCCAGTATGAACGTTAGATATTTCTTTGCATTGGTCTTTGTTAGACCATATGACCTACCCAACTCAGACCTAGGCTTGTCGAACACCTGTTGTATTTCACCCAAGAGGGGCTTGTAATATGTTGCGATTTTGTTTGATTGCATCGCCTTGACTTTGTTGGTCTGTAACCATTCGTACATGTTGACTTCAGATATGAACCCATTCTCAAGAAACTCATCAATATGGCTTTCAACTTCACCAATGTAGTTGGAGACCTGTTCACGTATTTTCTGTTGGATGTTGGGTTTGTGTTTGGTCTTTTCCTCTTTGAGTACCTGTTTGGTTTTTTCCAGTTCCTTCCCGTATTCCCGGAGGGCTACTAACTCGTTTGACAACCAATCTGTGGATTGTTTGGAGAGTTCGCCATTATTGTTAAGTATCCAACAATGCTTGCCTACGCCAATAAACTTCCAGTCTTGAATTACTGAGAGTACTTTGCTATTCTTCTTGTCATATAGCAGGGTTTCTTTCTTGAGTTTTTTGGGATTCAGGGTATAGTTTGCATACAACATTGCCGTGGTCAATTCACGGCCATAACCGGCATGACTCAGCACCAAATGCTCAAAATTTGGCACCGTATACCCAGCTTCATTCCGTTTTTGTCTCTTAACCATTTCCTACTATTATACTATATTATCTTGTATTAGTCAAGTCTTTTTTCCCAATACGAGGCGTAGAATGACTTCAATTCGTCGTCTGTTCCTGATATTGGAATACCAAAGTTACTCATATCCTGCATCACTAATTGTTCCAATTCACTCAACACAGGAATATCACTATAGGTCTGCATAAGCCGACCTGTCGGTTTGTGGTTCCATTGTTGGCGCCTGTACCATTATTGAATTCAAGAAATTAGTCCACTCTTGACTTCTCACTTCCCAAGAATAAAACCTATCAAAATACATTTTTTGGAACCTTAGGTTATTTTGCACCTCTGAGTCCCAATAGTGTTCAATTGCTGCATTAAGAACGTTAGCGTGTAACTTAGCGTGTATTTCATGGTTTTCATGGAAGTCATACGTCCATGCCATGTTTGCACAGGTCTCAGGCAACGCTGCATAATTAGGACACACGGTCACACACTTTGCGCTCATCGCTTCAAGAACAGAAATACAAGAGGTTTCTGGCCAAATTGATGGGTATGCAAAGATATGTGCTTTCTTTAGAGCCTCTCTAACTTCGTCATTTGAAACTGCACCGTGATAGTTGATTTGTGGATGTTCATTACAATAATCAAATAGAGGTGCAAATGCTTCATCTTTTTTATCCCAACCATATATAGAAAAACTAGAATAGACATCAAGAGTAACATCTGTGTGTTTTGTTGAAATCAAATCAAATGCTGACAATAACACGTTCAACCCTCTATGGGGGGTTGTGTGATAAATTATGTTAATGGGTTCTTTGGGTCCAGGTTTTTTATGTTCCTCAATAGGGTAGATTGCATTTTTCAATACAACACCCTTAGATGGGGGAATTCCATGGAACCATTCATACATCTGTTTCTGCCAGTTTGACACGTAAACCAAACGCCTGAATTGGTCCAAACTTTCTGGATTTGCTAGGTGTGCTGATTCTGGGTCATCTGCGGTGTCATGTAACCATAAAACTCTTGGTTTGTCTTCAAGTTCTCTGACCCTAGATTGGATGATTTGATACTTATCAAGCAACTCTACTGATACGTTCTCTTGCAACCATTTCATCATAAGTTCTGTGCCACCCATAGCATTTCCGGTGGGTGACACTTCATTAAACGACCATATATCATTCACGGTATTGGCTTCATCTAAGCCTGTCACATTCAATTCTGTCATTCATCTTCTCCATTGCGATAATTTGGTGGACCTACAGGTGGTTGGAAACTTTCATGCCTATAAGCCCGAGCGTTAGACCAACCATCATCATATCCTTCTTTGTATTTATCCTTCATTGCGTGATTAATTTTCTGTTCCAAGAAATCTTTTACCTCATCCTCTAGGGATGGTAGTAAATTCTCAGTAAGTTGTGCAACTACAACGCCCCTAAACTGAATGTCCTTGTCAATGACCTTAAACATTGTTTATCCTTTTATCCATAGGTTAATCCTCTTTCTTTTCTATATAAAAATTCATCAAATTCTCTAATGGCATATTCAGCAACCATATTATCGTCGTTGTATACCCATATGGGCATTAACATTTTTTGTATTATATTCTGTCATATCACTATCAATATAAGGCATACCTTCTAATTTCTTTCTTCCGTCCCTTGAAGATTTCTCCCAAATCAAATCATTACCTTTTGGATAATTTAAGTTCCATTCTACATTTGATTTCTTTAGAAGTTTTCTTGCTTTCTTATTAAGAGGAAGTATATAACGAAATTGTTTTCCATATATCTTAGTTATACCTTTATGATCAAGAAAATCTTGTGTTAACCAATATATCCGTTCACCCTTCTTATCTTTAAAAAAGTCTGGTTCTCTTTTCAATTTAAATTGAACATTTTCATCACATAACCTTCTACTAGACCTTGGATGTATCTTTTCACCTTTATCACTAATATAAATTTGTGTCCAAATAAATCCACCATACAGAAAATTTGCAGCCTGATATACATAGCCAGGTTTTCCCATTATACCATCTGACCAGGTATAGAGAAATTGTTTCTCAGGACAATTTACTTTCATCCACTTTACAACACCAGATAACATTTGTGATTCAGAGTTTTTTGGCATCTCTGGTTTCATACACATTTTACCAATCTCATAATAATCTTTTGTATCCAAACCATCAAAAAGTTTTGCAATGGTTGCTTTGGGTTGAGTTCCCCACCCTAAAGTCAACGCACCAACCAATTCATCTTTCAAAAAACATCCTAGAAAATGTTTAGTAAGTCTGGGCATTATCTTAGAATAGTGATAAGTTTGAACCAACTCTGTAGAACCAAACCGACTTATCTCTTTTATTTCAAAATCATACTTCACAATTCCGAATCCTGAGCTTCGTTATAAAGTGACTTCATTCTCTCCTAATTTAGAACTCGATTGTCAAATGGTTGTATCTCGTCAAGGCTACCCCATATCGTTTGCATTATCGCCTCAAAATCATCTTCATCAAGCATAACCTTGTACATGCGGATAGAATGTGTTATCAGAACCGATGCAACCTCTAGGGGTGTATATTGTTCATTAACACACAAGTCCTCTGTTAGTTCGTGAAGTTTGTTGTATATGTCTTTTATGTTTTGTTCATCAGGCAACATCTTAACGTCCTCTACGAGATACAATTTGCCATGTATCCCGTTTTATTCTACAAGCTGCAATTTTATTCGAATATAGTTGGTTGTTAATCATTACCGTTTCTAGTATCTCACGACAATATTGTCCATTTGGTTGTCTAAAGGTGGATATTGGCATAAAGTTACCATAATTATCAGTGTAGGGGTTATGCCAATTGGCTTGTCTGTGGCTTGGATTATATTCTGCTGCTTGAATAAAAGCGTTCCTCGGATAGGAACTATGATCTGCGTAACTGTTCATTAGGTTATAACCTAATAGACCACCCGCTACTGCACCAGCCGACATCAATGCCGTTTTTCTAGCTGGAGTGTTACCCAGAGAATAACCTAATGCTCCACCAAGTGCAGCACCAACAGGAATACCTATACTTGCTGAAGCACCAGGATATCCTGTTCGATATTGTTGGTGCGTAGGCATATTTTGACATCCTACCAGTAAGAATGTTGATAATACCACAAAGACTTTCTTATGCAGTGAATTTTTTACCATCTAATAGTCCCGTAACTTTGTTGATTACGGCCTCCTCATATAATTTAAATGTGATTCCAGCCTCGTCAAACATCTCTAATGACCTCTTACTAGAATCACTCCATTTTTCAGTAGGCACATAGAGATCATGAACGATAACCTCTTTGATGCCTGACTGAATAATCGCAATCGCACACCCAGAACATGGTATCCATTGGGTGTAGATGCGACAATCTTTTAGAGGTACACCTATCCTGGCTGCGTTGTATACAGCATTTCTCTCAGCATGGGCATACCAATGATATTTTTCTGGTCGTTTGTGTCTGTCTCTTTGTGGACGTACACCTCTTGCAAGACCGTTATATCCTGTAGATACAATCTCATTATCTGGTCCAACAATGACCGCTCCAACATGTGTGGAGGAGTCTTCACTTTTCATTGCAACGAGGTAGGCCATACTCATAAAGAGTCTGTCCCACGTTATCTCATTTTTCTTCATCTCTCTTAAACCAATTCTCTATTCCATGACCATGAGTCCACCGGTATTGATTTTCTTGGACCCAACAAGACCGACATAAAAGTATATACTCGCTTCTTGCCCGGTTGGGTGTATACCAGCGACCATAGTAGGTTGTTTCGCCTTCTCCTAACGTATAGGACCGCACTTCACCGGTATCTGTAGTGCAGTGTGAACCTTCGCAATTGGGGTTATGCGTAGAAGATACACCATAACCCTCGTAGACCTGCTGTCTATGGTCGGTCATTTTACATCACTTCGGGTTGAACCTTCGGACCCACGTTTTGTAATAGTCGTACCCTGTTGAATCTCGTTTCCTTATTACCATAAAATTTTGAGACATAGTGTGATGCGGGTGTCGCTCTCATAAGGAAGCAATCACCGGCTGTTATATTAAAGTCTAACTTACTGAAGAAGTATCCGTAGTTACCCTTCCTATCCACGATTTGATAGACGGGTGCCTCACCCAGAATCGAATTTGTATCTGGACCATAGTATGGTGAGCCATGCGTGTCCATGTGTGGTTGACCTGGGCGTTTTATATTAAGCAGTTTAACAAAAAATTCACCCCGTTTGCGGAGTTCTCCTAGAAATTCAGAGTTCTTTCGCTTCTGACTTTCTTCCAACTTGTTGTCATGGGTTTCTTTAAGTTTGAAGATACAACATACAAAAGGTATATCCTTATTGCTGAGACCAATTGGACCGCTCGGTGTCCCATATGGGTCACTAGCTCGGGTTATCTTCTGTTTCACAGTAGCGAGGAATTCATTCTGGGAATCCAGACCCCCGCCTTCTAGGTTGGTGATCCATTTAATAACTGCGTTAGCTTGTCGGACTTTTACGGGAGACCGAGTGCCCTTTTCACAATTTTCTACATACTTGTCAACACGTTTTAAGACCTGACTGACAGTTGATTCTTTGGCTGGATGGTTAAATGCGACCTCTTTGGAAACATACTCATCATTGTTCAGTTCCAAGACCTCTTTGACGCAGCATAAAACGTCTACCACTGGATAGTATAATGGACAGCGTTGAGTGGGTTTAGATGTACTGGTTTTCTTAGCCATAACGACGTAATTCCTTTAAAATTTGTTCACTCATATTACTATTATAACACATTTGGGACCCGTGGCAAGCATAAAATGCCTTATCCGTCTAATAAATTCTCTATTACCAACTGCCACGTTTCGCCCTCAGGCAAGGTCCTAGCATCAATAGGGCCAGTTTTGTCATATATGTAGTATAACTGACCGTTCCATTCTATCGGTGCTGGTTCAAATTCGTATGACAAATGCTCTGTGACTTTCTTAAGTTTCATAAATACCATAGCACATATTATTATTATACATACCGTATATAGTAATGTCAAGCAAAAAAAGAAGGAATATGCTATGAAGAAAATTTTTGCAACAATCGCTACCGCACTGTTTCTCGCAGGATGTGCTACTGCCCCACTGGTCGCCGTAGGCGTCGTAGGTGGTGCCGTAGGAGTCGATTATGCTACCGATGGTAAGTATGGTTGGACACCTGCATGGAACTGGATGTGCAATGCAGTTGGAGGAGACTGTGGTAATGATGAAGAAGTAGAAGACTTAGACGAAGACGCTCCTGTTGGTTAATCCAGGTTACTAAAAAAGTATAAATATATGAGTAAAAAATGTTATATATACCATATGTGAATATATATATTAGAGACAATCTTCAAAGGAGATAAATATGTCAGGATTAGTAGAAACTAAAAATTGGTGGGAATCCCGTTCAGTTTGGGGCGGTGTAATGGCCGTCGTTGCCGGTGTTGCCGGATGGATGGGTTACAATGTTCCCGTTGAACTTCAGGGACTATTAACAGATAGTCTGTTAAGTGTTGTCGCTACAGTCGGTGGTATTCTTGCCGTCTATGGACGTGTCAAAGCAACCGCTTCTGTAGAATAATAATATACAATTTCGTACGAAATTTAACCGGGAAGGTCCCAGACCTTCCCGGTTTTTATGCTTGTCTGGTGACCCCACCGGGGATTGAACCCAGACCACTAGATTGAAAATCTAATATTCTAACCATTAAACTATGGGGTCCTTATGGTGCCGACGGGAAAGAATCGAACTTCCGTCTAGGCCTTACAAAGACCTTGCTACACCACTCAGCTACGTCGGCCTTGTTTTTCGTTCCACACACAACTTATGTCACGTAATTCATAGACGGTACTACCATGACCCTCAAAAGCGAGTACATAGTGTTTTTTTGCACCCGGTGGGGTGTAATAATCTACCACCTTACATTTTATTCGTCCGGGGAGTCCCACAGCAATGTAAACTGTATCACCAATAGCATGGTCTGATTCATTTCGTTTTTTGTTTTTGAATAGCCAAGGTTTTCTAATGTTAACCATCGGTTTTCTCCTAGTTTTGGAGCGGTCAGAGGGAATCGAACCCTGCTCAGCATGGCTTGGAAGGCCAGCGACTGAAACCATCAGCTTAACCGCAATCTGTATTTATAGTGTTTAGTCATCACTTTTCAAATTTATCATATGAGGTTTTCTTAAACGCTCTACTAAATCCTTATCTAGATAGGTGTTTTTACCTTTAACAGCAGCATCTAATTGAGCAATCCTACGTTCTACAAGTGTCCGTGTCCTACGAACTCCCTTAAGAATGTCTTTGTTTACGTTAGGTCTCTGACCCTTAGAAAACGTGGATTCTGTTTTTGAACTTCTTCTTCCCATCTATATCTTAATATTCTTATAACTGTTTATATCTGTTGAATCTACGCAATAATTTTTGATAAACGAATCGAAAAACTTCACAACATTCTCATGATATATAGGTTCATAATACACGTTATTCCATGCTGTGTCAAGCGAATTTATATCACCCTTAATGGTCACACAATCATACTCTGCCTGTCCAAAAGTGACAACAGGTTTCTTGTGTAATAGGGCTTCAAACCCCGCACCTGAGTTGACTGTATAGACACAGAAACATTTTGACAACAGGTCATGGATAGACACGTTGTCTACCCACAGTGTATCTGGGTGTAACACAGTTTTCAATGAAGCCATACTACCTGGATTTACAGGGTGACCCTTGACGACAAGGGGTACTTTATGTTGATGACACCAAAGAGACAGTTTATCTAGTGTTTCCTCTACGGTGACATCCGAATGATACTCAATCGTTTCATCATGTGGTATCTGACCGGGGAAGAATATGAAATCTTCTGGTAGTTCAACCTTGTCCGACTGTTCGGGTTGGTCAAACTTACTCTCGTTACTCATGATACGAGATGCCAATTTGTTGAACACTGTCTCGTCAAATTCACCCTCAGGCTTCCATGGGTAGTCTGTGGAAGTTCCACCCCACCCAGTCCTATTCACGGTGAATAACCACGGGAACACGGTCTGCATATAATACCTTGCGTTACCCTTATATTTGAATTGTTCTTGATTTTTATGAGGAATGAACACCAAGTCGGGTCCGTATTGGTCTATCAATTCAGGCGTGAATGTCCATAACGGACCATCAAGAATCTTTACATTATGCTCTGTGTCTTTGAGGTAATCAATCAACTTCCATATGAAATCCTGCCAGTGTTGCCGGATAGGAGGTAGGTTGTCCTCTCTGTTGATACCTAAAGCGGGTTGCAACCGTTTGAAAGGCACACCTAACCATGGTTTGAGTACTAATATGTTCATGGGCTGTTCCGCCAAAATCGTTCTGTTATCCCTGATTGCATCAGGTATTTGCTTTTCTCTCTAAGGTAAGGTAGGCTAGTATCTTTCCTTGGTCCTTTTCCTGTCCAGATTGAGGCATCACGCTCTTCATCAAATTCCCAATCCATATAGTTGATGTCATATTTATACACTCTATTCTGATCCACTACAGGGGAATTGGTGTAAATATGGTGCAGTGCATGTTGGTCTAAGAACCATTCTAGCTTATTTTCCTTTATCATATCTGCTACTAACTTGATAAACGTATATCCCTCAATACCTTGTATTGTCACGATACCCGCCGCAACTTGCATACCCGGTTGTTCATGGGGTCGTAGGAACAATCCAATCTTCTCTTTCGGAAATTCCAACTTCTTTCTGACAATACAATCAATATCCAAGATGATAAAATCGGTGTTGCCAATCGGGTCCCATTGGGAGTTGCAGTTGATTAGGTCACATACCCGTAAAAATCTGTTGCAAGCATAATAGGTTCTCGTTGCATCAGCTGAGAAACTTTTCATGAGGTCAAAAAATTCATAACTCCACGTAACATCGGTATCAACATCGTGGGACAGTCTCGTAATCTCTGTGAACACACTATCATCGGGGTTCATCAGGTGGAGATGCACGTTGTTGCCATGGGTTGCAGCAGAATAGATAAACGATGCTGCATGTTGCCAAAAATAGATAGAGTCACACGATGCAAATACACAGGGTTGGGTTGGGGCTTGACCACCAATAGAATACGTAGTCTGGGCAACTTCCACGTTCATAATGCTTGTAAAATTCCTGTAAGAAAGATAACAGCACCAACCGTGTTGATAAAAATAATCGCTCGGTCATGCCATAGCATACCAACTATTAACCACCCTATTACACCTACTAAGTGTAGTATTAAATTGAAGGGATAGTAATCTGGCCCCACACTTGTCAATACCATACCAAACAACAGGATGATGCTTGATACCCATTTGATATACCAACTAGCATCCTTACTAGGTGTTATCTTCTTGTAAACCCTAGAGGAATCAAGTGCTTTGATTTTGTCATCTAGATTGAAATTTTCTTTCTTATCTGGCATTGTAACATGTTATCCATAAATGTCTTGGGTGATTGTCGGACCTCCATACGGTATCGTCTGTTGGTTTCCTCACAACGTCTGTGAAGTTTTCGGTTTCTAAAATCAACTTGAGGTATTCGTGATTGTAACCCATCTTGTGTACGTCCCAGTTCTCGGTCATCCCTTCTCGTTGCCACCCCCAGAAACCACCACGGGCAGCCTCGTAATCGCCATCCAACCATTCTTGGACGTGCCAATCCATATCAGGGACTATCATTTCCAGTAGACCACCCGGTATCAACACCTTACTCCAAGCCTTCAATGTCACAAAGGTCTGTTCATATGTCAGGTGTTCAAAGAAATGTCTTGAATATATTTCTCCAACCGTATTTGGCTTTGTGTGTTCTGGAATTTCCCATGCATTACACACAAATTTCACATATGGAGTAGCTCTAACGTCCACTCCAAGATAGCCTTCATGGTGCTTTCTTGGTCTATCACCGCAGCCAAATTCGAGCTTCAGCATTACCGATACACATCACCGTTTTGTTTGATTTTCTCGTCTTCGTAATCTTCGGCAACTCGTCTGTAGAACTCCTGCTTCGCAGATTCTAGGACACCAACAATATCGTTGATGGTGCTGTAACTGAGTTTCTTGTAGTTGAGGTATTTGTTACACAACCTTGTCACTTCAAAGTTCAACTCACCAACTGTTTCCGCTGGGTAATTCAAATTCTCAATCTCATTCCGTCGTTTCACTTCAATATAAGGCATTATTTGTATATCCCTAATAGTTCATTAATATCATCAATCGCTTCATCAAACACCCATCTTTCCTCCATGATGTTCATCTTCTCAAAGTCATAGAAATATAACCATGGAACACTACTGTATGTTGCGGGGTGGTCAATCAATCGTTGGTCATCCGTGACCAAGAAGATAGGTTTGTTTAGAGAAGCTGCCCACGCTATTTCAAAGATAGTGCCATAGGATGGTCGCCTCTCGTTGATTTCCTTAGGCAGGAACGCTAGTGTCGCATCACACCGTTGGACATCCATGAAATTCTTGGTGAATATCTCTTTCTTTCTTAGGTCATGGGTGTAATGGGACCTTTTGGTGACGGGGTAGTCTAACCTCACTGGAGTTACACCAACGATATTCTCTAGGAATTGCTCCTTGACATGTATTCTCCAGTCGTTTATTTCGTTGTCATTACAACCTTCTATGGGACCCGCTAGGTACACATAATTTTTATTCATCTCTCAACTCATATTATTTCTCTATTATATTCAAGTATACAGTAGATTTCAATGAATGTCAAGCATTTATTCGCCTCGGCTTACATCAAATTGGTTTGCAGAGGTGTACCCCTTCTGGGATAATTTTGTGTATTCACCATATGGCTCTATATTGTGTAACTTTCCCTTGTTACCCGGTACATAATCATCAACCTTATATCCATCATCAAGAGACTCCTGATATAGCTTATCAAACAGCTCCACAACGTCGTCCCTACGGTGTGCAAGAAACTCACCATCAAACCAGTGTGCAGCAATTGCTTCTTCCTTTGTAATACCGAGTGACTTCTGTAACCGTTCCAATACATACTTACCATGCATTTGGGTTCTCATATCGGTGTAGTGGAGAATTTTGATGTCTTCCAACTTGTCATTCTCACCATCGAAATTGTTCCACTGCCTGTCAAAAGTTTGTAACAGGTGTATATTTTGAGCAAAGAAATTGAATGTCCTCTGGTGCGAATCCTCTACTGACCGTAACCTTTCGATAGGTAGAAGGTGTTCTTCTGCACGTTCATTGTGCCATTTACAGACACAGAATCTCCAACCACCCTTGTTCATGGCAACCTTGCCGTCTTCCCACGGTTCGTTCCATAGTTCTGCAAGGTCTTGAAGTACCAGCATGTCATGGTCCATATAGATTGACTGACCTTTGAAGCCACACGCAGCAGGGATCCCCCACCTGTATCCAGAGAATGGTGTCGGCCATTGTTGCGTTTGCCAACCCTTCTGTTCTTTAACATCGGCATACCAGAAATCGTTTGGGTCATGGGACTGTTTCATCCAATGGATTTCAACAGGCATGGTTGTGTTTTTTCGTATGGTATATTCCAATACCATCTGTGCTTCAGCGTCTTCACCGTTTGCTGAAGTGCCAATATAGACCACTACTGGTCCGTCGTATATAGTGTCTTTCTTCTTTGCCATCATATTTTACTCCTTATTACCAAGGTGGGTTCACACCACACGGCCAAGATACTCTTATTGAACCATGAATTGCAAGTCTGATACATTCTTCAGTTGTCTCGCCCCTACAATGCCATCCAAACACATTACCAACAACTAACGTGTCTGCGGGAACTGGACATGGTTCCAGTTTCCGTCCCCTTTCCTCCAATTCTTCCAGACCCATACGTAAACTACCACCCATATGACCGACTGTCTTCCAATAGTCTAGTGTGCCATCACAACACTTGATGGACTCGTCATACCAGTATTCAAGGTTCTCCTTCGCAAAATCGTCATCGTCTTTGATTATGTGAGTGTTCTTGGAGATCATGAAAGGACTCTTGTCGATGTCAACTTCTTCAGGGAAATACCAGAACTTAACAGCAGGGAAGAACAGGTCTGAGTGTATCTGTTTTTGAACGTCAAACCCAGTGTCATCTAGGAGTGTTCCCTCGGTGGGGTCGTTTACCCCTGTACCACCTTTACCCCATCTGTGCTTCTGACACTCATCCGAGCTCGGTTTGTTGTGAACCTTCTGGACGAAGGTGTTCTGTAAGTATAGTGACTGAGCTTCTGGGTCGCCCACCCTTCTGATTGAGGACAACACATGGTCTTGCATACCTGACTCATGTAGTAACCAATTCAATGTTGGATAGACGTTGAGGTCTAACTGAGATAGGATGTTTACACCAGAAATCTTATGGACTGATTTGGGAAAACCATCCGTTTCTTTGATTATCTGTTTACATCGTTGCTCACCAGCAAAGTCCGTTATCGGTACAATCCCTACGTCGTCATACCCGTCAAGACCAGGATGGTCCTTCTTATTGCGCTGGTGGGAGATATTTGCCAACCATACCCTAAACGCATGTAGACCTCGTTTGTTTGATTTGAGGTCATTCAAAGGAAACTGGTCTAGTTGTTTATGGTTGGAGAAGAAGATGTTTTTCTCTGCATCTGTAGTAGGTCGTCCTACTATCGTTTCAAAGATTTTCAGTGAACTCTTGGTGAACCCCTTATCATCAGTGGTCTCATCCAATATCTTTTCTTCTGCCTTGGAAATCTTGTTGATGTCAGTCTTGGATAACTCTTTCTTCTTGGTTAATAGGTTTGTTAAAATCATGTCGTATTGATCCTTTCTGTAATTGTTTCGGTGATACCTTCTTCAAGGGATATAGTAGGATGCCAACCGAAGCTATTTAGTTTGGATGTATCTAGTAACTTTCGCATCATTCCATCAAGGGTTATGGTATTATTATATATAATGCTTCCCTCGTATTTGGCGATTCTTTTTACCATTTTAGCCAACTCATAGATGGAAATGTCTTTACCGAAACCCACGTTGATAGGGTCGTCCTCACTGAAGTATTTCATCAGGTATACAGCAGCGTCAGCACAATCATCAATGTGCAAAAACTCTCTCTTTGGGGCACCTGTTCCCCACAACTCCACCGTGTCCTGGTCGTGTTCCTTCGCATCGCAGATTTTTTGGATTATAGCTGCCATGGCATGACTTGACTCTAGGTCATAGTTGTCATTTGGACCATACAGGTTGCATGGTATACAGGAAATGAAGTTGTGACCACCTTGTCTGCAATACTCTATCAACTTGGTCGCAGAGGTTTTCGCAATCGCATAACCCTCATTGGTCGGTTCAAATGGTCCCGTCAACAAGTCGGTCTCTTTCATCGGTTGGTCACAGTCTTTGGGATACATGCAGGAAGAACCGAAATACAACAGTTTGTCCACACCCTGACCCGCATGGCAATCCATACATGCAAGGATGATATTGAAGGACATTATAACGTTGCAATATAGAAACTCGGCGGGTCTGTTGATGTTATCTTGTATCCCACCCACCAAGGCAGCGCAACAGAATACGTAGTCTGGTTGGTTCTCGGAGAACCACTTGTCAACCTCACTCCGTTTGAAGAAGTTGCACTCACCTGAACTCGCCTTCTGTAGGATGCAATCCTCTTGTTCCAGTCTTTTTACGAGAGCCTGGCCAAGCATACCGGTGTGACCTAAAACCGCAACCTTTTTGCCCTTCATACCAAAAATATCTGTCACTAAATCATATCCTCTATCAGTTTCTTGACATGCTTGAGTTTCGCTTGAAGGGGTTTATGACAGTTGCCTATCAGGAAACCCTCTGAGTCTACCCTCTCGGCATTTGGTGTGAAGAAGGGCACCGAGTAATTCATCCTCTTAATCACGGGTTGATTTAGGAAGTTCCCCGACAATACCGCCCTAGTCTCAATGTCATTCTCTGTCAGTTTCTCAATGACTTCTTTTCTCTTGCCTCCTAGTGGGCCTTTGAGTATGAAAGGAAATGCAAACCAGCTTGACATTCCAGTCTGTTTCTGTATGTCACACCACTCACAATCCCCAAATATCCGTCGGTATACCTGTCCATTCTCAACTCGACTCTGGATTATATTATCACACTTCTTTAACTGTTCCCTACCGATTGCTGCACATATCTCGGTTGACCTCACACAGTAACCAGGCAGGACGAATTTGAAGTTGTCGGTGAATGGGTCGTTTGTCTTTTGATACAAATCATTATCATCCTCAAGGTTCCTCACCCAACCATGTGACCTAAGGGACTTGATATATTGCATAAGGTGGGTGTCATCCGTGACGACCATACCACCCTCGGTTGTCTGTAGGTGGTGTGAGAAGAAGAAACTAAAGGTGCCTATGGTACCATATGTTCCTGTATATGCACCCAGATACTTTGCACCTAGACTTTCACAATTATCCTCTAGGAGAATGAGTTTGTGGTTCCTACATAATTCTTCAATCTGTACATAATTACAGGGGTTGCCCAACAGGTTGACAGCAAAGATTGCTTTGGTTTTGTCTGTTATCAATTCATATAGCATGTTGGGGTCTATATTCAAGGTTTCTTCATTGATGTCACAGAAAACCAACTTGAGACCGTATTGGTGTAGGGGAAAGTATGAGGTGCCCCAACTAACCGCAGGGACAATGACCTCGTCACCGGGGGATAACGCACCCGCTTCTATCAAAGCACCGACTGCCAACAGGTTAGCGGAACTCCCACTGTTGACCATTATGGCGTGTTTCACACCAAACTTTTGTGCAAACTCAGTCTCAAACTGTTCTATCTCAGGACCCATTGTGTGTTGACCGCTGTTGACCACACGTTGTATTGCGTCTTTTTCGGCTTGGGTCCAACTACTTATTGCAAGAGGATAATACATATCAGTCTATAAGGCTCACGAAATAACTGTTTGGCAAAACTTTAACTATCCCTTCAAATAGTCTATAACTATATTCTACGTTACACACTTCTGTTTTAGGTCCAGTATATAGGTCTTTATCGAAAATACCAATATATTTATCAGGGGGGATGAGAGTTGCTGATAGAAAAAATGTTGATAGTCCACCATAAATTCTCTCTGCATTGACAGTAGTATACCAATCGTCTATGGGATTTTGTATGAGGTAGGGACTACCAGTTTCTAGTGCAATTTTCTGGACGAGTATTGGGTCGTCACCGTATATTGTACATTCATAGTCTCTTGCTATATCACAATATACCTCCTCAGATACGAATTGATTGTCTGTGCCTCTCACATGGAGTAGTGACTTTACCTTTGCATGTGTTGTGTTGGGTTTAAGGGGTATAAATTCTTCCGCAATTCGTTCACGGTGTTTGTAAGAATATTCAAAACAGGGAGCACAAAGTTCAAAAGACTTTTGTATCGTTCCTGAAGTATCTATTTCACAAGGAATAGGAAGGTCGAATAACTGGGATACGTAATCAACTTGAAGTTTAGGAACTCCTTCAACAGGACTAATTAGGATGTTGTCATACTTATACCCATGTTCTATCACGGTTGAAAATGCATGATATAACAGTAATACCTGAGTTCCCAATCCACCACGGAGATATAATGTTTGTTGAGGTATTAGCGTCAAAAAAGTCTCTCCAACAATGAGTTGACTCTATGAATATACGTGTGGTCTGTTTTCACCCTTTCTCTAAAGTTGTTCGCAATCTCCTTACGTTCACTTTCGTATTTAAGATAATAGTTACACGATTCAATCATATCTTCTGGTGAATGTGAAATTATCACTTCTCTACTTATATCGAAATACTCTAATATGCAGGGGTTGTTGTCACTGATGGCAAACCCTCCTACCATACCAACCTTGAATACCCTCTCACTTACATGGGTGGGGTGGTGCTGTACGAAAGGTAACTCATGCAAACAGATATTGATTTTACTCGACGCAAAGATGTGTCCAACCTCGTTATCTGGTAAGTATCCCCGTGACCCATAGGGCCAACCTGTTCCATATATGTGCAGTCTGTCACCAAATTCTTCCATCATGGGTTTCATGTACTTGTCTAGTTGCAGACCCTTACTGGGCCACCACCCACCGACAAACGATATGTCAATATCTTGTTCAACATCATCTGGGGATTCCACATATACTGTGCTGTCTGCTGCAAAGGGTCAACTCATGACGGGC